CCACGTCCCAGGATCTGGCGGCAATAAGGCTATGTCATGCGCCGCCAATACCTCGACCTCCTTGTCTAGTGACCATTGCACGTGATAGATAGGGAACGCATCAGAGAAGTGGAACCGCACGTCTGGCCTGTCGTCAAAGATGGTCAACTCTATTTTGTGCCCGTTGGCTACCAGCCGCTCCAGGTTGGCCCGTGCGCCCCACAACGCCACGCGGTTGGCAGCAATGCCAAACCAGATAAGGCGAACGGGCGACACGTCTCTGTGCTGTCGTTGGGTGTGAAAGTGGGATAGTTTCAGGCGGTCGGGGTTGAAGACGGCAAAATCTTTCCCATACCATTGGTTAAAATCATCGGCAAGCGCCTGGCTACTGGCTACAACGGCCGTCATGTACTCGGCAATCTTCCGGCACTCGTTTGGCTGCCACCACCACGACGGATCGCACACGTCCCAATAGTGTTTCCATTGGTTGTTCAATCGCACAAGGTTAAAATCAACGGTCTTTTGCCAAACAATAGCCGCATGATTAGCCGCAATATATTGGCGTCCCGGGTACTGTGTAATCTCAACCTCATGACCCCGTTCCCTTAGCGCCTCGGCTACCCAATACGCCCGCATACGTGACGATGCCCATTCAATTGGGCCTGCGGTGACAAAGCAAATGTTCATTGTGCCCCCTGGCGCAGTTTCCGCGCCTCGTTTACCTGATTGCGTAAATAATTCGCCCACTCCGCCCTTATGCTTTCCGGTGTGCCGGAATAGTCATCAGGTGAGAGGGGATAACTAACCATGTGTTTGGGCCGTACATCAGGATCACCCCACAGCACAAAACCCGCTTGCCGGGCAATGATGGGGTAACGAATGTCTGACCCTATAATGTCTTTTTCCCCCCGCAGGTCATACATGGCATCTTCAAGCACTTCTTGATACCCGTTCAGATACGGCCGTGTGCCTTCGATTACGTCCCGATGTAACAGGATGCACCCCCACCCAGAAGCGCCCAATTCATGTAGTCGCCCACGTTCGGGATCGTCGGTAAATGGCATCAATGGCCACACGCCGTCAAACGGCTCAAACCAGACACTAAACATCGGTGCAAAGCGGCGGCGCATGTATAGCCCGCTTACGTATGGCACACCATGAGAGCGCAGCCGCTCTAACGTGTCGGATTCAAATACCATGTCGTGATCTAATAGGAGCAGCCAGTCGTGTGTACTGGCCATAAATGCGTCAATGTGCTTTTGCCGCGCTTCATACCCTTTCGTCGCTTTCATGAAAAGCGGCGTAGCGTCACCGGGGCGGCGTTCAATATTCATGATGGATAGAACAGAATCAACGGGGATTTCATCAGGCCCAACAACGCCGATATAGGCGCTGCCGGTGGTGTAATTTGTCATGCTGTGTGCCCCCTATACTCTGGGGAAGGTAGCGAACGGGGGCACCAGTTCGCCGCCCTCCCTAGAGCATAAGTAAATAAAGTCGTATCGACTAAACGATGTCAAGCCAAATTGCGCCAGTAGCGGCGGCGATCTGTTTCTGGTCCCACTGTTCGGTATGCTGCAAGATGCTGGCTTTGCGCTCTTTTGACGGGTAAGAATCAACACTGCCCTCGCCGCCACCCGGTGCCCAGGTGAACGTTTTCATCGAAGAAACGCTCATCATGTCAGCGCCAGGAGCTACGATACACAGCAGCGCGTCGTCATCCATGATTGGTGCCAGGCTTGCGGTTTGTCCGGTGTTTGCGGAGTTGTACAAAGCGCGGGATACACCCAGCGTTTGCACATCAAGCACGGCCGCCAGCAGGGACCGCATGTTGTCGGCCGTTCCTGTTTGGGTGTACTGAACCAATGCCTTTACTTCAGCATTGACGCGCAGCGCATCGTAAACAATCTCGCCAACAAACAGGGCGTTTGCTTCGCGGCCGGTCAATTGGCGGATGGTCCGTTTGGCGGTGGCGATGTTAGCTACAGGTGTACCGCCGGAATCATCCCAGTCGGTGGCGCTGTTGTTGTCTTGGGTAGTCCACACGCCCGCCTTGATAAAATCGGCCACAAACGCTATTTCTTTACGAATGTTGGATTGATCGGCGCGCCACTCAAGGCCGACCTGCTCCAACCGCATGGGAACCTGGCTTGTCGCTTCGTGCTCCACCGGGATCGCGTGCTCCAAACCAAATTGCAGGGTTTTGTATGTGTCTGATCCAAAGGTGTAACCACCTTGGGCAAACGTGTCACCGTAGGCGCGGCGTTCCAGCTTGTCAGCAAACCAGTGTTTTTGTTCAATGGTGAGATACGTACCGCTTTCTTCGTTTACCGGCACCACAGGAGCAGCCTGCCGCGCAACGAAATCGGTTTCGTTGTTCATATACGCAATCAGCATGTTGGTTAACAGCGGATTGGCATCTGGGCGGATTTGTTTAACTGTAGGTCTCATTGTTTAACCCCCCTTACCCATATCAAGCAGCGCCCGCACCTCGTCACCTGCGGCCGAAGCCGTTTCCAGAATGACCACGCGACTCCCACCGCTCCCGCCCGGTCGTGTTGAAGCCCCGCGCCGGCCCACGAGCCAGAACAGAAGTGCCAGCCACAACCGTTACAACTCCCATTGCGGCAACCGTGGCAGCTTCCCCGGCGGCGTCTGGTGCATCCATCAGCACACCGATGGCAATGTCAGTTGTCGCAGCTACGGCGATGACAACATCGGCAGTCGCAGCGGAAAATTTGACGCCGTGATACTGTTTGGCGCTCAAGTCCCCGTTGACGTACAGGCCGGGAATGGTGATATAGTGTCCGTATGTGTCGCTCATTTCATCACCTCGAATAATTCGGGACGTTCTACGGCGAGTTTGGCCACGGCCGTATTAAAGTCCACTTTGTGTTCTGCGGCGTATGCAGCGGCAATGTCTACCAGCTTCTCACCGGTCAACTCCTCGCCGTTGCCATCCTTGCCCGCATCGCCGGTCGCGGCGAATTCGTCAATTTGCGCTGACAGCGCTTTGAACTTTGTCACCAGTACGGCGGCGTCCGCTTCGGGCAAACGCGCCAAAATGGTGTGCAGTTCGTGGTCGCCTGCCACGGCCGGGGATTCCTTGAACTGTGCGCTAAATTGCGCGATACGTTCAGCGGCGGCGGCGCGGGCTTCCTTCTGTTCTACCTTTGCAGCGTACTGCGCCACTTTTGCCCGCTCCGCTTCCAACTCAGCAGCGAAGTTATCGGCCACTGGATGCGCGGGGGCGGGGGGCGGTTCTGGCTTTTGGTCGCGGTTGTCAAACCAGGCCATGAAGCGCTCCCATAGCGGCGTCGGTACTTGTGTCATTTCAGACATGTTGTTACCTCCGTTCTTTTCTACATGATAAAAAGCCGCAGCCTCTCCCAATGCCGGGTTGTGCAGTAAGGCGTCCCCCATGATGATCGGCGCGGTAATTGTGAGTCCTGTCACACTGTCTAAGATTTCGCCTTCCCAAATGATTTCCGGCGAGTGGTAACGATACGCGCCGCTAGTCATTGCAGCGGTGCCGTTCTCGTTCCATTCTGGGATGGCATATACGCCATCGGGGCGAACTTCTAACCCGATGATGTGCCCGCCCGCTGGCGTGGCGTCCTCATGGCTGCCTAGTTTGATTGCAGGCTTGAAGTGGGGTAGCTTGAAGTTTTTTGCTAGTTCTGGGGTGATTTCGATAGTACGGCCGTTCTTGCGGATGGCTCCAAACGGAAAAAGGCGATAAGGCTCCCCCGCCTTAACGCTTACAAATTGGTCAACAAGATAAATAGATTTTGCATCCATGCTGATAATTTAAGGCATGAGATACAAAACCTCTTTGTAGTGGCTAGGTGTGGTTAAATCGTTGCCATCTAAAATCCGTGGTACGGATAACAGGTAAGCGGCGGCTTACCGTTTCGAGGATGTATTGTGCCCCCTGATACGTAATGCCGAACTCGTCACGGAGTTGCCGGGTTGTTAACTGCTCCCCCATAGCCAGTCGCCAACCCACCATAGCCCCCTTTTCGATGCTCGTGAAATCGTCGTCGTGTGTCATGTTCTTGCCCTGTGTTGTTGTTGTTACGATACTGCGCTTCTACTTTCCATC